CTCGGACGGGTGCTCTTGGCCGATCTGGACGCCGCAGGTCGCGGCGACGTTCACGTACTCGCTGACGTCCGACTTGATGATCCTGAAGACCCGCGTGGTCGAGGATGCGATCTGCCCCTCTTCCGACGAGAAGTCGTACTGGACGCCGGCGTAGACCTCTTTCACCATCTTCGGCATGGATCAGCCCTCTGTGATGTCCACGCGGAGGCGGGCGCCGGAGACGCCGATCGCGACGTACTCGGTGCCGCTCGTCATCCTCGTGATCGCCGGCTCACCGCCCCGGAGCGTCGCGAAGCCGACGAACGACCCGCCAGCCTCGATGCCGATCTGCACAGTCGACGCCGACGACGTCGCGAGGTTCCGCAGGAACGCCACGCCGACCGTCGACAGGTTCGCCGTCGATATGACGGTCGAATTCGTCGTGAGGTCGTAGACGACGCTCTTGTAACCGGCCTTCGCCATCGAGGCGGTGATCTGGCTGATCTGAATCTGGTTCGACAGGTTGTCCTTGTCGACCTTGAGCGTCATGGAGTAGGTGATGTCTGCCATCGGTGGGTTCCTTACGGGGCTACCTGCGGGCCTGCGCGTCCTATCTGCACCAATTCATTGAGCGCCTGCGTTTGCTTCTGGAGTTCCACAAGGTTCACGTCCCTCGCCGGGTCGTCGCCGCGGAGTAGCCTGTTGAGTTCCTGCTGGCCTTGGAGCGTGGATGCGTCAGTTGCTTGCAGGGCGGCCCGCGACGGGCCTTGCAGGAGGGCGTTGGCGACTTCGTCGGAGAAGCCGACGAGGAGTGGAGCCTCTTGGCGAATGCGGTCTCCAAGGAACTGGTTGATCGCGGCGTCCCTTGCCCTCAAGTCTACTAAGCCAGTTGTCGCTGCCGCTATTTCGCCGAACCGAGCGATGATGTCATTGATGCCCTGTTGAGTCTCCTCGGCGGCACGCTCGCCGGGCGTCATAGCCAACTGGCGACCACGCTCTGGATCGCCGAGCAGCCGCCTAGCCTCAGTCGCCTCAAAACCGTTCATCGTTTCGTCGAGGGCAGCCACCTCCGCCTCCAACGAACGGATGGCGTTGTTGAGGTCTTGCTCAGTGCGGATGAGGACCGGGTCGGCTGGCGCAGCCCGCAACTGCTGCTGGACGGTTTCGCGCTGGAACTGGAGTTCACGAAGCCTCGCTTGCTGGAAGCCTGCGGCAGACCCGATCCGATCAATGGCGTCCTGTGTCCTGCCGATGACTGCTTCTATCTGCCGCGACGGATTGAGTGTGCGATCACGCCGCAAGCGGTCGGACTCAGCCTCGACGGCACTGCGCTGCGCGCGGGTTCTGTCGATTACCTCCTGCTGTGTGGCGAGTATCGCGTCGCGTCGCTCGGCTGCACCCTGTGCGGTCGGGTTGGCGTTGAACTCGTTGATCGCGGCCTCAATGGCTTGGTTCGCATTGTCGATTTGTTGCGACAGGGTGTCGATAATCACTCCGAGCGATCTAGCGCCGGGGATGCCTGCTTCAATCGCTTGCGTCACCTCGTTCTGCGCCGCCTCAAAACCGCGGGTGGCTGAATTGACTGACTCGACGTACTGATTCAGCGCGTCGTCAAACGCCGAGTCGCTGAATCGCGCCCTCAACTCTTGCAGTCTGGCTCGCTCTTCTCTGGCGGCCAGAATGTTTCTGTTTTCTCCTTGCAGTGTTGATAAGAATCCAATATCTGAACCAGCAAGAGGGTTTATTTCTCGAATGCGCGCGTCAATCGCTGCACGAATCGCAAGTGTGTTATTTGGCTCGATGAGACCGGCGGCCCTCGCCGAGTCTGCCCCAATCCTCGCCGCCGTGTTTCCGCGGCCGGTGACCTGATTAAGGCCGAACGACGCGATAGTTCCGATCGTGTCAAGGAACACGCCCTGCAAAAGTGAGGCCGTCGACTGAAAACCTCTGAATCCGATGGAGTTCGCTACTTCTGTGCGAGTCGGCGCCGGCCGATTCGGCAGTTCCTGACGCAGACGACGACGCTCGTCCTGAAGTCCACCGATTTCATCACGGAGAGCAGCCGCCTGCCCGGCGTCAGTCACGTCTCTGAGACGGCGATTCAGGCTATTTATCTGGCTATCAATTTCACGGCCGCGAGGGTTTGCGGACACAAGCCGCTCCTCACGGGCGTCTCGCTGCACCTTGATCAGCGACTCAAGGTCACGAGTGAGTTGCCTCGCTTCCTTTGCAGCAGCCGAAAACCCGCGGGTCGTGATCGAGTCGGCGATGTTGGAAAACGACTGCGCCAATTGCTCGACAAGATTCCTCTGACGCTCAAGAGCGTCGTTGAGCGCCTTGGTCTGGTCTTCAGCGGTTCGACCGCTGTTGATGAACCTGACTATTCCGGCGATTGCCTGAGCGCCAACAGAAACTCCGAGAGCAACGAAAAGCCCAGATGTGCCTCCGACGATGAAACCGAGTTGCGTCAGGTTGTTTCCGATCGCACGAATCCTCTGCTCGAAACCTCCCGTGACGCTAAAGAAGTCATCGACGGCGAACGCGGCCTGCTGGAGACCGAGGCTAAATCTGTCAATGCCGCCTCTGGCAATGTCGCCGGACCTGTTGAGGTCGCTGAGTATTCTCCCCTGAGAGCCGCCTCCGGCGGCCGACAGGGTCGCCGCCAACTCGCGCCTCAGTGCGGCCAGTTCGGCGCGACCGCTTTCGGTATCGATTGTCCCGGCGTCGAACAGTCTCTGGGCAACCTGTCTGAAATTCTCCAAAGCCTGCAAAGTTGGCCCGCGAGCCTCGGCCGCAAGCCGGGAAAGCCTTTGCTGCACAAACTCGATTTGACCACCAGCCGCACGCAGAGACTGCTGATCCACTCCGAGGCCGAGTCCCGCGATGCCTTCTCCGCCGAACTGGCCGAGAAATTGCTGGCCGAGGCTCGCGCGTGTGTTGAGCGCGACTGTAACGGCGGCGATCTGACGCTGGAGGTCGCGCGCTTGCTCTGCCGTGAACGCCACGCCCTGTCTTGCCAGAAGCCGGAAGCGATTCGTCAGGTTATCGACGCCGGGGCCGAGCAGAGACCCGATATCGGGCAGTTCCTGAAGACGACGACGAACGACATTGATCTCACCGCCGAGGTTTGCGACGATGTTGTTGCGGAAGCGGTTTGGATTGAGGTTCGTTCGATCTGGCGGCGGCGGTTCGATGACTGGTGGGAGGAACGTAGACGCGGCCTCCACGCGACGGCGACGGTCGGCGATGGCCTCCTCCGCTGCGGCCCGTTGCTCTCGCTCTGCTGCGATGTCTCTGATTCGCTGTTGAACCGTGCGGCCAGTTGGGTCTCTGTCAGACCTGAGCGGAGTAGACGCGCCGATGTTTGCCGCGATCTCGCGCTCTCTATTCTGCGAGTCAATGCCGGCCTGAATCTCCTCACGAACACGCCTAGCAGTCTCCCTTGCCTGCTCAAGCCGACGGATCGCGTCGTCGGCATTCAGGCCGAGTTCCGGCCGCTGCTGCACCTCCAACTGGTACTGGGAGACTAGGTCTTCCGCTTGGTTGAGTTGGGAAAGCAGCCCAGAAAAGCGCGATGGGTCTGCCGCCTCAGATGCCGCCTGTCGCAGGGCGGCAGATGACCGCAACTCCCTCGCGACGTCTGGGTTCGTGAAAATCAGTTCGTTTCCACGAGGGCCGGCTGCCGTGAGCGCCTGCAACTCGGCAGCCAGTCGCGTCTGTCGCTCGAGTTGTGCGTTGACTTCTCCAAGTCGCTGCACCTGACCGTCCAGAGCGCCCTGCGCCCGTGCGATCGCAGCGTAGTCCTCGCTTCTTGTGTTGCGGATGTTCTCCAGAATCGCGAGCAGCCTCGCGGCCTCTTCTGCCTCGCGCTGCTGAAGCGCGACGATTCTGGCGATCTCATTGCCGTAACTGTTTCGTGCGCTCGCAGGTAGAGAGCCTGCCTGACCCTGAATCGCCGCGGCACGCTGAAGTTCGGATTGCAGGCCAGCCTGCTGGAAACGCAACTCCTGACCGCTCGCGAGGCCGGAGACGGCGGACCCGGCCTCGGAGAGGCGGCGGATCGAAATCACCGTCTCATCGACGACTCGCTTGTATCGCTCGTAGTCTTGGGCGTTCTTGATCGCGCCGCGTGTGATATTGTTCTGGGCAGTCGTCGCCGCGTTTTGAGCGCGCACCAACGAGCCGACGAACTCGTTCTGGATCGTTGCCGACAGGCCCGAGAACGCCTTGGCGCTTGATCCGAGCGGCCTTGCGATGTCCTCGGCGGCACCGACGAGAGCGCGAATCCTCGCCTCCGCGCCGCCAGTGTCGATGTTCAGGCGGTCTCGCGACCTCGCCTGAATCGCACGCTCCAGTCGCTGGATCGGCGTGAAAATCTGGTCGAACGACCGAGCGGCAGCCGAGTTGGCCGAAGAGAGCGTCGAACTGATCCGCTTGGCGAAACGCTCGACGTCCTTGGCGCTGTTGTCCAGCCCACGGCTGAACTGCGCCATGTTGATCGTGCCGACTGCGGCGATCTTGCCGATGTAGTTCGCCATCTCACGATCCTTGCGGCGGGCCGAACAACTTGGACAACTCCGCGATCATCTGCTCGTTGGACTGCGGCTTCTTTCTTGATGCCGGGATGAACACGTCCTCGTCGGGGATGCGCTTGTAGTTTCCGCTCGCGGCCATGATCGTCCGGCAGATGCGTGCCGTCTGAAGCCACGGGTTTGGCAGCGGGTATATCTGGTCAAACGCTGCCCACTCGGAGAGTTCCTCGCTGTCGACGGTGTTCAGGAGTTCCTTGACGCTGCGGCCGAGCGCCAGAGCCAGCCTCAAGTAGAAGAGGCGTTCTGGGCGCTCGGCGAATCGTTTCCCAGCGCCTCCACGGCGGCCGGCGTGAAGGCGTTGAACTCCCACGCGGCGTCGAACAGGCGGTTGATCACCGCGCTCGACTTCTTGTTGAGAGCCTCCACCTCGTCGTTCGTGAAGAGGCGGTCGCCGTCTGAGTTGCAGATCGTCAGCACGAGGAACCTCGTGCGGAACGACTCCATCTTCTTGTCGGCGAACGCCTGCTCGAACACGTCGCGATCGGCGCCGCTGATGACGCGGACGCAGACGCTGCCACCCCACTCGGCGACCTCGACCTCCTTGGTCTTGATGTCCTTCGCTTCGAGGATCGCCTTCTTCGACAGGATCACGGATAACCTCCTACACCGTGGAATCGGTCATACGAAACTTCAACTGGCCGCGAACCACGTCGGCCGTCTGTGCTGTCACGCTCGCGCTCTCGAGGATCGCCCGCCGGCTGACCGAGTAGGCGGAACTGGTGAACGCGAGGATGCCGTTGGTTCCTACAATCGACTGCGGGTCGGTGCCGCCGGCGTAGAGGAAGTCCACCGTCACCGAGCCGCCCGTGATCGCTCCGGTCGCGACCTGCACCGTGTACCCCGTCGCGTCGCCGACGCCTGTCATGTCCACGATCTCGGCGACGGGCGTCTCCACCTGCACGCTGGTCACCGTCGCGGCGATGCCGTTGAAGGTGAAGGTCGCGTTGTAGGGCACGCCGATCGGCACGGTCAGACCTGCACGCGGAAGGAGGCGCTCCCTCGCACCAAGTCACCAGCGGACGCTGTGACCTGCACCGACACGCACGTCGCGACGGCGCCAGTGAACGAGAACGCTCCGGCGATTGAGATCGCCCCGGTCGCCCCGATGGCCGGCGGCGTGCCGGAGATGAACTCCAACTCGACGTTCGGCCGCTCGTCCGATGTGCGGTGCGTGATGTACGTCGGCTCGAAGTCGTCGCGGCCCATTCCCATGTGCGGGGCCGAGACCGTCGCACGCTCGGAGCCGCCGACGTATCGCACGCTCGTGGCTGCGAATGTGGCGGCTGCGAACGTGAACGTCGTGCCTTGGGACGATCGGCCCGCCATCGCTTACGCGACGCGGAACGTCGCACTCCCAGAGACGAGGGCGCCGACCGACCCGCCGAGCGACGCGGACGCACAGGTCGCGTTGCCGCTGAAGTTGATCGGCCCCGTGATCGACAGGGCGCCGGACGCACCGGCGGTGAGGATGTTCGTGGAGATGTAGTCGACGGTGA